GTGTGGCGAGATCATCATTCACAATTCCAGAACCATCGAGGGTCTCCAAGTACCCCAAGATAGTTTCAAAGAAGAGTTCAATATCAGAAACATCTGAAGATGTTGGAACAATCACACCCAATTTGACCAGTGTATCTACGATACCCGCAGTGTCCCTCACGATTATGAAACCAAAAAGTTTCGTGAATCCATCTCGTAGTTCATCTGATAAGGGTACGAGTAATCCGAAATCGTAAAATACAAGTTTACCTTTAGATGAAAATCCCAAGTTACCTGGGTGTGGGTCAGCGTGGAAGAGACCATTATCCATAGTTTGAATCACATACGCGTTTATAAGGGCTTCACATATCTTCTTCTTGTTCACCTTCTTATCTGTAATCTCAGTCAGTTTCGTTGACGCGACGTATTCCATTACGATCATTTCATCGTTTGAATACTTTTTATACACTTTCGGAACCTTTACCCAATCAACATCTTTCATACTTTTCCTAAACTTGATGGCATTATCAACTTCTTGTGTATAGTCTGCCTCACCTAACAAGTACTCTATAGATTCATCGAGAACCGTCCCTGAACTATTTCCCGTGTCAATACCTATACGCTCTAAAAAATGTACAATATCGCGTATGTTATCGGTATCCTCCTTCATGATATCCAGAATTCCTGGGCGTTTTAATTTTACAACAACTTTTTGACCGTTATGGAGTACAGCCATGTGGACTTGACCGATACTCGCGGATTTAAATGGTACAGGGTCAAATTCTTTAAAAATAGTATAATCTACAATGGTCTCGAATTCCACGGGAGGGACGTCATCTTGAAGTGATTCCAGTTCCTTTGTAAATTCAGGAGGGTAAAGGTCCCCCCTCGTCGAAGCGATTTGACCCAATTTTACAAATGTTGGTCCGAGATCGAGGAGTTCACCTTTTGTCCATTGACCAAGTTCTTTTTTATTTTGTACAGTGGCATTCTTCCATAGAAACTTACCCGCGAATTTCCATGTTTTCAACTTTCTACTAGGAAGTTTGATTGGTACATGTTGAGCAACACATAACATTCTACTTTCTGTCCAGGTTTTATTTCTGAACATATATAAATGAAGATTTCTAACGTGCTTGGATCAGTCACCAACCCAATTGAAAAATTCCTTCAACCCCCCTCGTTATTTTTTTCACTCATCGTACTTTACCAAGGTTTATTCTCGGGTAATGCTGTCACGATCCCACAGCGGTTAAAAGTTCTATTCGGTAATAAGTTCTTTCGTCTATTCTCACTATTTCTAATTACTTTAACATCATCAAGGGATATTGAATACGCAATTTTATCTACTGCGATTTTCGTGACATTCCTTTATGCATTAAAAACTCCCGAGGAGCGTAAAAGTTCTGGTTTCATTTAATTTATATACTACAAGTAGAATGAAGATTCATATTATTGGTGCGGGTCCAAGTGGTATGTCTTTAGCTTGGGAATTTCTCAGAGCAGGAAATAATGACATAACAATTTACGATAGAAAAATATCTGCCGGTGGATCATGGTGGGAACCGGATGTGGAAAGTAGGGACCTTCACGCACATAGAATTGTATTCGATGAAGCGTTTGTCAATACGCAATCTTTATTTTCAGAGATGAACATCAAATGGAATGATATATTTCAACCAGTGGATAAGAAGGAGTATCTACACACCGCCTTTAAATCTATCAGTGTCAGAGATTATACAACCCTAATTTCACTCTTTTCTCGTGTATTTGCACACCCAGATAAATACAAGGGAATATCTCTCAGAGATGCAGTCGGAACTCTCAGTGAAAATGGACAGAACTACATTGAACACTTACCCTTAATAATGGATGGTGTTACTTGGGATGTTATGTCTGCGTATGAATTTGTAAAAAATATAGATCATACATCACTTTCTACTATGCACACACAAAAGGTCTCAGGTAAAGTGATGTGTGACGCTATGGAAAATTGTTTATTAAATAATGGAATTAATTTTGTTTTTGGAGCTGAAATGACTTCTATTGAGTATCGCAGCGATGGCTATTCTGCCAAACTTAGTAATGGAGAAATTATAAATGATGGTATGTTGTTTTTATGTGTAGATAATAGTCCAGCTCTAAAACTCTTGGGTGATAACTGGGGTCCCGACGCAGAGAAAAAACTTAGGGGAAGTACGTATGGCGCTATAAATGTTCTTATAGATTATGATAGGAAACCAATATTGAAAACAGATTTGGAAATAGTGAGTACTACAGAATGGGACTTACAACCTAAGGTATTATTTGGTACTAACACAATATCTTGTGTTATATGTAACCTTACAGAGAATGTATTAAGTTCTAACCCAGATATGATAAAACAAGAGGTTCTCAAACAACTTGGTTTACCTGAACCCATTGATATACGGATTGGTTGGGGTGCGGAATGGAATGGTAAAAGTTGGGACTTTTCACAATCCTCTGGGGTTCTCAGTCTCTATGGTCAGCTCCCATTCTTTGGAAAATGTCCCACGGTTGCGATGTGTGGTATGATGTCGCCACGAAACACACCATATTCGAGCATAGAGGCAGCTATAGAAGTATCTCGGTCTTTGAGTCATGAAATTTTCGGCAGTCGAAAACCACTGAAACCTTTACCTCTTTCCCGGTTTTTATTGTATACAGTTTTGTTACTTATACTTATAGTTTTAGTCTTAGTATATCGTAGATGAAGTTCATAGCACAGGTGTACGAACCTATGCTTGAATTTAATAGTAAAAAGTATATCCGTTATATAATTCCTGCAAATGTCTCGGAAATTATAGAACGAATGCATACAAATAAATCACATCTCCTTGTGAATCAAAACATCGACAACCCCCTCGATGGTAAAGTGCTCACAGTCAAAGTGCCGTTCCGTTATAGGAGAGTGATGTGTGAAGTCAAAGGACGTCCCATTCAGTCTCTAATAAAGGGTGATGAAGTTGAAGTTGTGGTGGACTTCAAGGGTGTATGGAATGTTGGTAATTATTCGGGCTTCTCTTGGATACTCTCAAGTTCTTCCTCTTCCACCGGGGCTTGATTGGGATCTTGGGGGAGTTCAATTGTCTTGAGACCACCCTTCTTGAATCCTTCAAAAGTCTGGAGCATACCCTGAAGCCTGAACACTTCTTGAGTCATCTGTTCAATGTTCACACGAAGCTTGTTAATATTCTCTTCAACGTCTAAAGTGGGCATTTTTATATCTATATAAAGTTTCACATCTTTAAATAAATAGAGTATGACGGTTCTCACAAGAACCGGATACATTATTGACACGGGTCCAATCCAAGAAATTAAAAAAGAACTTACGGTAAGACCTGTAGTCAATGGGGATTACGGATTCCCTCCACCACCTTTCAAGGTTTTCAGACCAGCTAAGAATGGAGTCTGCGTTCCAAGATTCTACGGAACTGCTAAACTTGGGGAACCTGAGGAGGATAAGAGACCTGAGCCCACTCGTATCAACACCAAGTTTGTCGGACAGCTTAGGGATTCCACCCACCAAAACGACGCACTTCGAGCAGCAATTAAAGCAGGGCATGGCGTCCTTTCTTTACCATGTGGGTATGGCAAGACGACGGTATCCTTGGCCATAGCGTGTAAGTTGGGTTACAGGACCATGATTGTCGTACATAAACAGTTCTTAGCAGATCAGTGGCGAGAAAGAATTCAACAGTTTTGTCCAGGTGCCACGATTGGTGTGGTACAACAAGATAAGAAAGAAGTTGAGTGTGACTTTGTAATCGCGATGCTCCAATCACTTTCACTCAAAGAATATTCATTTTCAGATTTTGAGAGTATAGGAACCCTCATAGTAGATGAGGCGCATCATATTTGTGCAAAAGTATTTAGTCAGAGTTTATTTAAAATGTGCCCCAAGCACATCTTTGGACTTTCAGCGACACCCGAAAGAAAGGATGGTCTCACTAAAGTGCTTCATTGGTTTATGGGTCCAACATTCTTTGCAGTTGAGAGAAAGAATCAGGGACAAGTTGAGGTTTTTTCAGTGACTTTCGATTCACCGAATTATAGAAACCCTCCACCCTCTATGAGGAACGGAAAGATTTCAATGCCAAATATGATTACACATCTAGTTGAAGATCGTCAAAGAAACAAGATGCTCGTAGAATTGGTAAAAAAGGCATCGGCGGGTACTCGACAACTTTTAGTTCTCAGTGATCGCCGTCTTCATTGTGAATTTCTTCATCAATGTTTTCCTAAAACTTCAGGACTCTATATGGGTGGTATGAAAGAAGCCGCTCTCCAGGAATCTTCAAAGAAGAAGATCATCTTCGCAACATTCAGCCAAGCCCATGAGGGTCTAGATATCCCAACACTCGATACAGTTATCTTAGCCAGTCCCAAGTCTGACATCACTCAAAGTATTGGGCGTATTATGAGAGAAACCAAAGGGAAGAAGAATGATCCTCATATATACGACGTACACGACCCTTGGTCGATCTTCACAGCAATGTATTACAAGCGAATGAAGGTATACAGACAAGGTGGTTTCAATATCCGCGGAAAGGTTGTGGAAGAAAACAAGAGTGACTTCCCTCAGGGAAAGTGTCTGTTTTTATAATCTGAACATCTATTAAATGTCGGGTGCATTAATACAATTGGTATCCAAGGGAATACAAGATGTCTACTTGACTAGTGACGATGGACATTCATTTTTCCGGATGAAGTTTACGAGACATACAAACTTTTCTCAAGCACCCAAATACATTAAAAATATTTCAGCCAAAGATACGTCTATTAAAATTCCCGTTTTAGGTGATATTATTAATGGGTTATGGTTTGAATCGAGTTCTCTAAACTCTAACGCGAATATCGCATCAAACTTGTTTTACAATTCCACAATAGATCTCTTTATAGGCGGTCAAAAAATAGATTCACAGCCATATGATTACTTTGGTGACATATGGCCAAATTATTTAGCTGACACTTGGAATAAAACACAAGAACTTAATAACAAAACTTCAACATCCAACTTTACATTTGTTCCACTTCATTTCTTTTTCTGTGATCATAAAGCATTTTTACCTCTCGTAGCACTTCAAAATCATGAAGTTGAAATACGAATTAATTTTGATGAAGCAAACTTAGCTACTATAGGAGCCGACGATAAGACTGCTAAAATGTATGGAAACTATATATATCTAGATCGAGATGAGAGAGAATCACTTGTTAGTCGATCACTGGATTTTGTGATTACTCAAGTTCAAAAGATAGAATTCCCTCTCACAACTACGATAGATAACACATTGGCTAGTAATGAAAATGTCTGTGATATATCCGCTTTTAATCACCCAGTTAAATCATTATTCTTTGGATTTGGTGCAAATAGTGACGATTTCGCAAATGATCGTTTTACATTTAAGAGTGCTGAATTACAAATAAACGGGATACCTCTACTCGAACAGATGAGTCCTATGTACTTCCATACCGTTCAAAACTATTATAAATCATCATTCGGAACGTCTGATTTTATCGCTGAAAGTCAGGTATTAATGTATACTCGATTTTTCGCCTATCACTTCTGTATGAACGCATCAGACTATAATCCATCTGGTTCTTGTAATTTCAGTCGGCTCGATAACGCCAAGTTAACCATCAGAGGCGCAGAGAAGGGTTTAAATAGACCAGATAACCAGGGACTATTTGTATACGCCGTAAATTATAACGTGTTGAGAATCAAGGATGGTTTAGCAGGAATTTTATTCGGTAGTTAATGTATAGATGGGTAGAACTGTTCGTTTCGATCATATTTTCGTGTCGAATATGGACGCTGATCCCACAGAGCAGGATATTCTCACCACAGTTCGAAGTATTATTACAAGTGAGATTGAAGCTGATGAGATTGTGGTCGATCGTATAGGTATTGCGAATACAGCCCCAACAAAAAGTTTCTCTATCGGTGCTGATCTCTTTATGCAAAGTGGTCAAGAAATCATTTTGGACGTCTCTAAAACTATTAAGACGGCGCGTATGAATGTAAGTGATAAAATTGGTGTTAAAACTACTACCCCCCTACATGATTTTCAAGTTGGTGATAACCAAGAATTTTTTATAGGTGTCGGTAATCGTGATCTCGTCACAGTTAACGGTAACGTTCTCACATATAATCTGATATTAACAAATCAACTTGAATTAGCAGATAAAATCAAGATAAATAACAGTGATTCAAATGTTCTACATGTTACCGGTAATACCTTTACAACAAACGCGACTGTAGGAACATCGTTAACAGTGGGTACAGAATCTAATCCTGGTTCTGATGTCGCCACATTCAAAAATGGTAATGTTGTAATAGAAAATGGAGAACTCCACATTACAGGTAATGTAAGTATTAGTGGTAATCTCGCAATTACAGAAATTCCAGATTATTTACAAGTGAACAGTCTTGTCATATCAAATGCCGTCATTCAAATGGCCACCGACCCCGCGAATCTTGGTGCATTCTCCGGAAATGACGGAACGTATGATATGGCTACATTAATGGTTCAAAAGGCTGGAGACGCTAATGTGTTTTTCGGGTACACGCAAAGTGACGACACTATGAAATTAGGTCGTACATTCGGTGGACCTCTCGACCAAAACTTTACGATCGATCCAGCGACTACAACGAATCTTCATATTTTTGGAGAATTATACACACAAAATAATGTGGGTATAGCCAACACGTCACCAGATTATAGTCTTTCCGTAGGTTCGAATGTATACATAAATGATACCGCAACATCATCTGCGAATGTTTTACATGCCAATGGATATGGGTATTTTAAGGGTATGAGAATAGGTGATGACGGACTCACTGTGGGTAGTCTCATCACATTAGATGCAGATGCGGCGATACCGATGGTGGTGACATCCACTATTCAAGCCCATAGTATTCAAACAACTGGTAACACACCGACGGGTATAGCTAACACAAATCCAACTGATACATTCTCAGTTGGTGATGAATTTTTCATAAACACATCTCCCAACGCGGCGAATACCTTAACAATTCTAGGTAATACAGTGACAAATCGTCTCATCACGCAATCTATTCGTGTACAAGATTTCATCGAGGTTGAAGGTGATTCAGGAATTACGTCTACCGCGAACGTGCTCGTTCACGCCGATACAGATGATGGTGACTCCGTTTCAAATGCTGTAGTGCTCAAATCTGGACCACTCACGGCAAACATAAGTGCGATTGAGATATATGGCGCTAAAACTTCAGCCAGTGGTCAAAATATCCGATTCTTTACCAAAAATACTGAGAGAATACGCATAGCATCTAATGGATATGTTGGTATATCTAATACAGAACCCAGTGAACATTTAACCATTGATGGTAATCTCAAAATCAATGGTAGTAACGCGGCCATATTTGGTAATACAGAGACAAATATGAAGATATTCACGAGTCCGGTGACGAAAGAAACTCGAATCGAAAATATCGTTGGGAGTGGTAAAGGTATCAACTTTTTTGCGAGTACGACCGCCTCCATGGGTACACCAGCACTGACCGTTTTAGAAACGAGTAATGTTGGTGTGGGTACTTCGGTACCTCAAGGGCGTTTTCATGTATCTGGTGGCACAGCCTTTATTAATGATCAAGTTGTTAATCGAAACGGAGTGAGTCACCTCGGGACTCCACTGGTAGTTACCAACACTTCACCAATTACGAGTTCATCCGATTTCAAAAATGTCATGCAACTCACGCGTGAAGGTGGTATAGATGGCCAACATGGTGTTCGAGGTCTCTTCCAGATGGGGAAACATGGAACCGTTTCAGGGACAGCTCGTTCTCAATTGAATCTCTCTCTGGCGGGAGATGATTATAACACCATGAATAATGTGATGACGTGGCGAAGTAATAAGCGCGTGGGAATTGGTACAACAACACCAGCGTCACATTTAGAAATCATCACAACTGGAATAGGAAATTCGGTAACTAACGGTCTTCTCGTACATAGTGAAAAGATTGGTGATATCGCAGATGACGCCATCGTAGCCATGAGGGCTGATAGTACAAGTTCAAACTCGTTTGCTTCGTTTATTCAAGCTGACAATGGTAATCTTCGCGGCTATTCTATGGGTATAACAGGAACTGATGGCGACTTCAGACTTACTAAAAATCCTGATGTGATTAATGATTCAACGACAAGTCGGATCTTTATTGATGGTACTTTTGGTAATATGGGAATTGGTACAGACGCACCTAGGGCTAAATTGGAAGTAAATGGTAATGTTGTGATTGGTAACGAACTCTATTTTGGTGGGCTAGTTTCTGATGAATTTAGTAATACTTTTATCAAAGAACGACTGGTTAGTACAGACATATCAGAACTGTTAATTTTTAAAGGTAATGAAGGTCCCGGTGCTGCTGGCCCAGATCAACTACGATTTGTTGGATCGCAACAAGTATTTCAGACGTATAGTGAACCTGAATTGAATGAAGCAGCTAAGGTCGCTATGGAAGCTGGTACTTCAAGTTTACTTAAGCCGACTATGTTCTTATCTGCGCAGGGTAAGGTTTTGATAGGAACATCTGACGAAAGTAAAATCCAACAAACCGCGACAACACAGTTGTTTGTAAATGGTGGTATCGAATTCGCTGGTGGTCAAAAAGTCAATTTCGGTAACCTAGACATCTTCGCTTTAAGTGATGGTGCTCGTTTTGAGACCATTGGAACTGTTGATATGAGATTTCAAAATAAAGCTACAGTTGGTACGTCTGAATTAAACGCGACTGAAGCTATACGAATTAAGAATACAGGACTCGTGGGGATAGGGACCAACGCCCCGGATACAAATGTGCACATCTACTCCGGTGTCACAACAGACATAGATGTTCTTAAATTACAAAGTCCGGGAACCAATAACAAAATAGGTGTCAGTTTGAATACAAACGATAACTATGGAGGGTATGTGAGGGGTTTCAGTAACACACAGCACTCAATACATGGCACAGTCTTAGGTGCGGTCAAAAATAGCGTTGAAGTTGATGGTATTCATATAATTGATTCTGGTAATGTGGGTATCGGAACTGTAAACCCGAGTGAACACTTTACAGTATACGGTGGTACAACTCGCATCGAACATCCAACGAGTAATGCCATCTTAGAATTTAAAACAACTGGGGGTGTCTCCAGTATTTACGGTGACGTTTCAGGTAACGTGTATATCGACCCATATTCGAATGAGATGATCATAAACAGTAACTTGGAAATCATGGGTGATCTCTCGATCGATGGTAAGATCGATCTGGGTAACCAAGTCGCCGTCGATCTCGGTGAGGCAACCGCGAACACAGCACTTCATGTCGGTGGTGGCTTTATCTCAGGTTCGAATGAAGTCGCATGTAAGAGATATTCTAAAACCTTTTCAATCGTGACGACTAATGGTCAAGATGTACAAATAACCTTCCAACCCCAAACATTTTACGCTAAGATTGTCGCTCAATTGAGAGAGACGAGTGATGTCGACAACGTAAGTACCATGATACTTGAAGTACAAGGTGGTACACACGACGGAACAGCCCCGAATGTTGACATAGCTATTGGTACTAAAAATATGTTCAGTGGTCTGAATTTGTATCCATGGAGTTCCACTGTGGTGACAGGGACACGCTCAGTACAGATCGCACCATACATCACCGACGGGAAATTTTATCCGAGTGGTGTGTCGACCGGTCAAACTGGTAGAAACTACACATATGATATTTTCGTGGAAGTTGTATCTGGGGTTGGTGGTGGAGTAAAACACTTTACACATAACATAGGTAACAGTACTAGTGTGACCTTAGATAACGGAGGTGGTGGTAACACGAATCTGGGTGGTTCAGGTTTCGAGTACACATATTAAATTTACTACAAGGGAAAACCCTGCGGTAGATAAAAAAGTAATTATGCCCTGATGGAATCAGAGACGGCTAGAGCAATCACGCCGACAATGAAAGCCATGACGACATAATTGAGTTCAGTTTCTTCACGGCCAATCGTTGGTTTATCTTCCTCGACTTCGAGTTCCACGATTGGCTTTTGTTGTTTGACTGGAGGATTCAGTTCCTCCAGTGGACAGTACGCTATCATTTATATATATTTAGAGATTAATTTCAGTCTTCTTCTTTCGTCTCGTCCTTTTGGGTTTAGAAGAGTTAACATTTACTTGTCTGAGCTCACCCCCAGTTGAATCACCGGAAATGGACATAATATCGGAAACATCATCATCGTCATCCTCCTCACGGATGGTACCCTGTGTTCCCAAGTTAGTGTTCATTGGGGGTGGGGGTGGCATAGAAATCCCACCCATGAGACTTGAAATGTCGAGTCCGGGACCCTGCATCTCGTATTGCCCCGAACCACCCACAGGTGCATCAACCGCTGGACCACCCGTATTGCGAGTTGTGTTTTGAACAGCACTCATCATACTCTTGATGAGATCGGGGTTCTGCTTCATGACATCGTTCATATTGGGCATCACCGATTTGAACATACTATTGGTAAGATGGAACATCATAGCAGAGCCACCGAGCATCATAATCAGCTTGACCTCTGGGGCGATGTTCACCTTGGATCGGTACTTCACATAGAGTTCCTCAAACACACCATCATAGTCATCCACATTTTCCATCACTGATTCAGACCACCCCTCCAACTGGACCTCGAAGGGGTTGTACCTCTTGTTCAAAAACTCGAGACCGGTTACACAGGCGACGAGCATCCTCCGAGAAAAGCGTACAGATTGTTCAACATCTATACTGTATGTGATCCTCTTTACTTCCGAACGAAGTTCATCAACATTTGAATAGGCATTCAGGCGTTTATTCACGGCAAACCCCTTCTTCTCTAAACGCCCAAGTTTATTAATCAAATCTGCCTTCTCTTCATCGATGGAACCGTAGCCCTTTGAAGGCTGTTCCTCCTGCTGACCAGAACCCATGTTCATGTCATCATCGAAAAATGTTGGTTCATCCTCACCATAATCAATCTCCTCCTCATCACCCGGAGGGGCGGGAGTATTCTGCTTATTGGGGTTCGCGAAAGCATCCATAGCTTCTTGTTGCATCTGGGGTGTGGGTCTGGACATATGGTTCGTGGGTCGTGGAACACGCTGAGGACGGGGAGCAGATATTTCAATCTCATCCATCAGGGCCTGTTCATCTGCATCTAATTTCATCACATGTGTGGATCCCCGATCGATTACAATTTCTTCGTCCATCTACTCTCTATATGGAAACTAAAAAAATACCTTTAACGCAGTTTAGAAAAATATATTGGTCTATTATAAATGTTTAAGCTTAACCAGCAGAACCGCACCGCCCTCATGTCCATCGCCATTTTGTTGGTGATCATTTTTGCCCTGAGTGCCAACAAGAATATCAGCAACTACCAGCCCATGCCTATTATTATCAAGACTGTGAACGAAAAGTCTATGTTTAATCTTGAGAACAGGATTGAATGTGCCCCGGGTCAAGGTAAGAAGGGTAGTGCTTACACCACTGGTCTCACCCCCGGTGGTATCTGTGGTGCCCAGCAGCTAGTCAGTGAACACGCTGGATACGCCATCGAAGATGGAATTGGTGGATCTTTAATCTAAGCTAACTATAAATGGCGACCCCAGATCTCAACTACGAATATCATACTATTACCATTGATTCGATTGGTCAAAGTAGTGCGAACACTTTTACTTGTTTCCTTCAACAGCCACTGAAAAATGTTGTCCAGGCTAAGTTAGTGTGTGCTCGTATCCGGACAACTTCCGCTACGGAACATTGTTACGTCTCTATAGACGAACTCGATTCTATCTTTTCTGATCGCGCCTCTAATGTACTCACCGGTCAGGCTTCTATGAGCGTTCTTAGAGGTTCATTTGCGAGTATCGTCTCTGATGCCTCTGATGTAATCAAATTTAAGGATGAATATCCAATTTTCACCCAGTATATAGACCCAATTCGTCGTTTAGATCGTTTCGCAGTTACTATCCGTAACCAAGATGGTAATACGATTACCCGTGCGACCGCCACAGATAAAAATATTTTAGTCCTCCGATTTATGTGTATGAAAGGTAATATGTAATTTTTCTCCCGTTAAAGTAGTATACCATGTCTGCAGGTGTTGTTCAATTGATTGCTATAGGTGCCCAGGATATGTACATCACGGGTAATCCTGAAATATCTTTCTTCAGTTCAACATTCAAGCGACATGCTAATTTTTCACAGTCCATTGAAAAACAAACCATCCATGGAGCAGTGAAAAACAATTCTATGTCCAGTATTCAGTTTGAGAGGTCGGGTGATCTTCTCAGCTATGTGTATTTTACACTTGATGATACGAACCAGGCCCTCGATATTCAACGATGGGACACCATTATTGATAAAGTGGAACTTTTGATAGGTGGTTCCGTTATTGATACCCAAGATGCAATCTTCACAGAGAAGATTGCGATCGATACGTTCGCCCAAAACGTATCTAGGAGTGCTCAAGGTACACACCCAGGTGTGAGCGCTAGATCTTATTTTTATCCTCTCCGTTTCTTCTTTTGTGAGGGGCCTCAATGTGCTTTACCACTCGTAGCCTTGAACTATCATAATGTAGAGCTCCGCATTTATTGGGCGACGACTGCATCCAATTACAACGTTGAATGTTTCGCCAATTACTATTACCTCGATAACGAAGAACGTGGAAACATCGCCTCTCGTAAGCACGATCTCTTAATTACCCAAGTACAGAAAAACATCCCCTCGAACTCTATCGTTCAAGAACTCACGTTTAACCATCCAGTGAAGTATCTCGCATCATCGGATACGACAACGGACGGTGCCCTCACATCCCCTACGAATAAGATTAAATTGAATATCAACGGTCTTGATGTGAGTAATTATAGATGGGGAAAACCACATTTCATAGATGTAATGAGCTATTATCACACAAACTTTGTAGCTTCTCCCGATTTTTTCTTGTATCCGTTTTGTCTCTCTACGAGCTCTCTTCAACCCACAGGGACTCTTAATTTCAGCCGTCTTTCTTCAGCGAAGATTATGAGCGAAGATTTACCTATCAACGATCCGATTTATGCGGTCAACTATAACATCCTCCGTATCGAGAACGGTATGGCTGGTCTCTTGTACGCAAATTAAAATGACATTCTATATTAAATGGTCAAGAACTTGCCGACAGTGGAACGTTCCACCAAGATTAGGTTCGGTAAAAACTGTACCGATGACCAGGCGGAAAATACGATCGTGTTCAACGCGAGTGACACACAGATTGATGTACCCTTTTCGGATTCTGTGTATATGACACCCCTACGTCTACGTACAGATCTCTCAGACCGGAATATCACGGTATTGGCGTATAATCAAATCACGAAAGAAGTGATGGACTCGGGGGCTATTGCTGAAGATATTCTCAATTTTACACTCGAAGCTGCTGTGATTAACGGTAATGTTACCGCAAATACAGTCTCGTTCAATAACGCGATTACTTCTGTCACGACTCTCTCCAATGTTGGTGTAGCTAATGGGTCCCCCATTCACACACTCGATGTAGGTTCGACATTTAATATAGACATTGAAGGTTCAAACCTTCTCACTGTGTTAGGAAACACATACATACAAGATAATTTAGTGGTGGATGGGAACATGACTGTGAATGGAGCGCTCACGACAGTGAATACTGTAAACACTGTTGTAAAAGATCCAATCATAGAACTTGGAAAATATAACGTCTCCTCAGATCTCGGTATCATCATGTATCGCCCATTGTCGAATGTCGCCATGGGATTTCGGGAAGGCTCGGATGAACTCGTACTCGCATACACGGACAGTAGTTCATATGGTTCGGTGATTGTTCCAAACACAAATGAAACACTCGATGTTCGAGTATACGGCAGAGTCCTCACAGAATCCAATGTAGGTATTTTGAATGCGACCCCGACCCACACATTGGATGTCGGGTCAAACCTTTTCGTGGATGAATTTGGTTCTAATATTCTGTATGTGACTGGAAATACACACACGACAGATATTCTTTCTGTGGGGAACAAAATCGGTATCAAAGTGATAGATCCCCATGCGGAACTTCATGTTGGTGGGAATGTGTATGTGTCTTCGAATTTGACCGTTGATGAAGATACTCTACACGTGGATGCGACTGCGCACTCCGTTGGTATTGAGACCAAGAACCCCGATGCCAATTTACACGTTGTTGGTAATGTCTATGTTTCCAGCAATTTGACCGTTGATGAAGATACTCTACATGTGGATGCGACTGCGCACTCTGTAGGAATTGAGACTAAGGATCCGGATGCCAATTTACATGTTGTTGGTAATGTCTATGTTTCTTCGAATTTGACCGTTGATGATGACACGTTCCATGTGGATGCATTGACACACTCCGTTGGTATTGAGACCAAGGACCCCGATGCTAATTTACATGTTGTTGGTAACGTCTATGTTTCCAGTAATTTGACCGTTGATGAAGATACTCTACATGTGGATGCATTGACACACTCTGTAGGGATTGAAACCAAGGACCCAGATGCGAACCTTCATATTGTGGGTAATGTCTATGTGAGCTCAAACTTAACTGTGGATGAAGATACTCTACATGTGGATGCGACTGCACACTCTGTAGGAATTGAAACCAAGGATCCCGATGCTAATTTACATGTTGTTGGTAATGTCTATGTTTCTGATGATTTGACCGTCGCGATAAATACCCTTCATGTTGATGCGGAGTACAAGTCCATAGGACTTGGAACAGTGAACCCTGATGCTAATTTACACGTTGTTGGTAATGTGTATGTGTCCGATGATTTAACCGTCGCGACAAATACCCTTCATGTTGAAGCTGGAACTGAACGCGTTGGGATCAAAACAAAGAACCCCGATGCCGAACTTCATGTAGTCGGTAATGTCTACATGTCCGACGACCTTACCGTGGCTACAGATGCGCTACACGTCGAAGCGAGTACACAATCCGTGGGTCTCGGGACGAAAGTACCCGATGCTAAACTCCATGTGGTTGGGAATGTGTATGTTTCTTCAAACCTAACTGTAGATGATAATACACTCCATGTGGATGCGACGACACACTCAGTTGGTATTGAGACCAAGAGCCCCGATGCAAATCTTCATGTTGTGGGTAATGTCTATGTTTCTTCAAACTTGACCGTTGATGATGACACACTCCATGTGGATGCGACGACACATAGTGTCGGAGTCGAGACCAAGAGCCCAGATGCTAATTTACATGTTGTAGGTAATGTCTATGTTTCTTCAAACTTGACAGTTGATGATAATACACTCCATGTGGATGCGACGACACATAGTGTCGGAGTCGAGACCAAGACTCCTGACGCGAACCTCCATGTGGTTGGGAATGTGTATGTTTCTTCAAACCTAACTGTAGATGATAATACACTCCATGTGGATGCGACGACACACTCCGTTGGTATTGAGACCAAGAACCCTGATGCTAATTTACATGTTGTAGGTAATGTGTATGTCTCTTCCAATTTGACGGTTGATACGGATACACTCCACGTGGATACCGAGACAAGTCGCGTGGGTCTCGGGACGAAAGCACCCGCGTACCTCCTCGATGTTCACGGAACATCCAATGTGGGCGCGCTCACGGCGGTTTCGGGGTCGGTCGCGAATGATTTCACGGTGGATACGAACACACTCTATGTCGACTCTACAGAAAACAGGGTCGGTATCAAGACTTTGACCCCATCCACAGAACTCC